AGTGCAAGGAAGTTGACCGTGTTATCTACCACGCCGTCACGCCGTACCTGAATTCTCACAAGTTTTATGGCAGGTCGATCTACGATAATTTGTGCGACCTTCAAAAGGCTAAGTCGCAGGTGTGGCGCAACGTTTTCGACAACTTCATGTATTCATCCATGCCTAGGAAGATCGTTTCTGGAAACGTGAATATTGACGATCTGATGACGTACATTCCGGGCGGTGTAATTAGAAAAGGAGATAACGGAACCGTCGAGAATGATGCCGTGCCGTTTGTAGCCGCTGAAGGTTTCCCGATCCTTGACAAGATCGACAATATGCGCAGCGAACGGACGGGGTTCAGCAGAGAGATAGCCGGGCTTGACCCAAGCGCACTTGCGAACAGTACAAACCTAGTCGGGATGTCGATCCTGTCCCAGTCAAACCTTTTGGTGAAGATGATTGCCACCATCTTTGCGCACGCTGGCTTTGCTGAAATGATGCTGAACATCCGCGAACTGGTAATGAAGTACGAAAGCAAGGCGGCGATCTTTGACCTTACTGGAAATATCATCGGAGACGCCGATCCGCGCGGGTGGACCAAGCAACGCTCCGCCAAGATCAAGGTCGGGATCGGGTATGCCGGAAAGATTGAAGAGATCGGAACCCTTCAACAAATGATGGCTATGCAGGAAAAGGCCGTCGCAGCGCAGGGTGGAATGAATGGGCCGCTGACGAACCCGACAGGGATTTTCAACACGTTCAAGCGCATCTGCCAGCGCATGGGGATCAAGGATGTAACCAGCTATTTCACGGACCCGGCGACATACCAGCCACCCGCCCCGCAACCCAGCCTTCCAGAGGTTCAACTGAAAGCGTCCATCGACAAGATGAACAATGACCAGAAGGCCGGGGAAGCAGATCGCGCTTTGAAACTGCGGCAGATGGAAATTGATCAGGATGTGAAGAAAGCCGAACTTGAACAGCGCGAGCGTATTGAAATGGCAAAGATCGAAAGCCATGAGGAAATCGCGCAGACTGAACTGCTTTACAAGTACGGGAAGGACGCCCACGACCGACTGCAACAGAACGTCGATAATGCGGAAGGCCGCCTGATACAGGCCAAAAAAGAGGCCGCAGAGGCAAAGATCAGTGAAGAAGAGCCAAAAGAAGAACCGAAGGAAGAGAAGAAGGAAAAAGATGCCATTGACGATTGAAGCCCGCGCCCAGCACGCAAAAGCAGTCCTTGAAAACCCCGTCTTTGAAGAAAGTTTCGATATGGTCATGCGGGCGTATATCGACGCCAGCATTGCAACAGCCCCGGACGATGATGCTGGGAGAAAGCATTTTCATGCCTGTATTCACGCGCTGAAGGAGATTAAAGCCGTTCTTCTGGCGTGTGTTCAATCCGGTGAAGTCCAGAAAATCAACCTTGACAAGAGAGAGAGAGCCTTGAAATGACCCTAGAAACACCCCCGTCAACTGCATCCTTGACAACGCTTGAAGCTGCTGGCAAAATAAAAGGCATCATCAACCCGACTGACCAAGCCGCCCGGAAGGTTCAAGCAACCGAAACCGAAGGCAGCGGGCAAGAGGGGCAGGATGATAAGAATAGAAAATCTGCCTCTGTTCAAAAGAAACAAGCCGCCAAAAGCCAAGGAAAAAAGGAAGCCGTAAAGGCCAAACCTCAAACTCCGAAGGGCGAAGCTGGATCACAGGATGATCCGTTCTTGGCGGAACAGTCAGACGCAGAAACCCCCGAAGCTGAAACCGACGCAGACCCATTGCTTGGTGACGCAGATCTTGATGAAGAAACCTCGAAAGAGGCCAAGTCATCAGAAGACGCGGAAGATCAGGAAACCGATGGTGACGCAGACGAAGGCGAACAGGAAGAAGAACCCCTTCATACCGTTATCGTTGATGGTGAGGAAGTGCAGGTTCCATATTCCGAACTTCTGAACGGGTACATGAGACTTTCCGATTATTCCAAAAAGATGGCGCAGGTGCAGACCGAAAGGAAAGACCTTGAAGGCCAAAAGGAAAAGATCAAAGACCTGCCAGAAGTCAAGAAAAAGCTGAATGATGAAACCGAAAGGTTCACAAAAAATTCGCAGCTTGTTCTTGTCGCTCTTCAAAATCGGTTTATGCCGCAGGAACCCAATGCAGAACTGGCGAAAACTGACCCAGCCTCTTACATCAAAATGAAAGAGCAGAGACAGGAAGCCATACAGTTTATGCAAGGGATCGGTCTTGAACTTCAGAAGGTCGAAGAGCGGATGACGCAGGACAGGCTGAAAGATGTTCAGGAAGGGCGTACGAAGCTGATGTCAACCCTGCCGGAATTGAAAGATGCGGCAAACAGGCAAAAGCTGCGTAATTACGCAAAGGCTCATGGATTTACCGACCAGCAGATTGCAGCCGAACCAAACCCGGTTCTGTTTCAGTGGGCATGGAAAGCGGCAAAATACGATGAGTTGATGCAGCGCAGGGACATCCTGCGCAAGAGCGCACAGCCGAAACCGAAGGTTCTAAAGCACACGAAAGCACCGGAGGGCCATAAGGCTATATCGGAACGCAAGAAAGCAGAACAATTCGCCGCCCATAGACGGGGTGGTAATATCAATACCGCAGCAGCGGCCATTTCTGGGATCATAAGGAAGCAATCTTAGGACCAGATGTGAACTCCGTTTTGCGGTTGAGTTTCTTAAATTACTTCAAGGTCAACCTAGCAACTGTGAAACGGAGTTTAGAAAATGGGACAACCTACAAACACCTACGATACCTATGACGCGGCGAACTCGATCAATGAAGACCTGCATCAGATCATCTTTGACATTTCCCCGACTGACACTCCCGTGCTTTCGATGGCCCAGCAAGGTACGGCCACGAACACGCTGCACGAGTGGCTGACTGACGCATTAACCGCTGCGGACAGTGCAAACGCCCGCATCGAAGGGGATGACAAAACGGCCCAAGCCGTCACTGCCCCGTCGCGTCTTTCGAACTACACCCAGATTTCGGACAAGACCATCGTTGTAACTGGCACCCAGCGCGCCGTTGATACGGTAGGGGCTTCGGACGAACTGGCCCGCCAGATCGCTCGCAAGGGTCTGGAACTGAAACGCGACATGGAAGCGATTATCACAGGTAACCAAGCATCGGTTGCTGGTGATGCCTCAACTGCCCGTAAACTGCGCTCTCTTGAAAGCTGGTACGTTTCCGGGAACTCAAGCCGTGGAACGGGCGGGGCAGCCGGATCGTCAACACAAGCCGCGACGGACGCCACAACCGGCGACCTGCGCGCCATCCGTGAAACGCACCTGAAAACCGTTCTTCAGGCTGTGTGGATCGCTGGCGGTATGCCGGACACCATCGTTGCCGGGGCTGTCAATAAGCAGCGTATTTCCGGCTTCGGCGGTAACGCAAACCGTCAAATTCAAGCGGAAGACAAGAAACTGGTCGCCGCAATCGACGTGTACGTTTCGGACTTTGGAACGCTCAAGATTGTGCCGGATCGTTTCAGCCGCACGAGAACGGTTCACGTCCTGCAATCGGATATGATCAGCGTGGACTTTCTGCGTAAATCGTACCGCTCGCCCTTGGCGAAAACGGGTGATGCCGACAAGGAACTGCTGGGCATGGAATACACGTTGCGCATGAACAACGCAGATGCGCACGGCGTTATTGCTGACCTGACATCGTAATAACTGATCGCTGATTGAAGGAGGGGGACAAAAAGGCCCCCTCCTTTCAGGCTTTCGGATAACAGATTGACTTTCAAAGAAAGGGATCATCCAAAATGTGGATCAGAAATCAACTTGATGACGGTACGGAAAAATTCGTGGCCGATGGTAATGACAGTGAAAATCAAGAGCGCATCACAGAATGGGCCTTGAACGTAGACGCCGCCATGGGTCGAGGGGCAACGGATACGGATCGCACTTACCTGCGCCTCCGCCGCTCTGATGGCACCAGCGTTTATATCTACGTTGACACAGGCACAACCATTTCCTGTTCAACTACTAAGCCATAAAGGCTTTTTCCCGTGAAGGGGGAGGGTGCTTCTCTCCCCTTCCCCTTCTCCAACTGGCCTGAAGGTGTCAATCTGGACAAAAGGGGTTTACAAAAATGCGGGTACAAAACGCGATTTACGCGGAAGACACAAAGAAATCTCAAGATGTGGCATTCACAGCCGCTACAGCCGTTTCAAGCGCGGCTCTGCCGGATCAGTGCTATGCGGTGCGGATTTATGCGACCGTCGATTGCCGTGTCAGTTTCGATGGGGCTGCCGAAAAAACAGGATCGACAAGCGGAAGCGTCACAAGCGGCCTGTCATTGTTCCTTCCTGCCGAACAAACGGAGTATTTCGCCTTTCAGGGTAAAGAAACAATCTCGGTTATCGGGGTCAGCGCAAGCGGAACACTTCGCATTACGCCGATGACTGAATAACACAAGGGACTGCAACACAACATTTTTAAAAAAGAGGACAGACATGCACATTTATCGCGGAAGTGAAACAACAGAGGATATATACGCAGATGATTTTGGTGTTTCTGCCTCGAATACGGCGGCGCAAAACGCGACTGGCATGTTAGCTGCGATCAAACAAGCAATTTCAACAAAAAAAACGCTTGTGATGCCCATCGGGGACATTAAGTGTGCGCAGGTAAGCGGCACAGATGCCACTGATAACTCATCTACTTTCGCTCTTGGGGACAATAAACTTCATATCCATATCCCGACTGGATGCAATATTCTTCGGCAAAACGGTTCTTGGTGGCTGTACATCGACACAAGCGACCAGTGCGTGAAGTATTCTGTTTCGGCAGCTGCGTTCAGCATGGGTACGTCAACCGGACAGGCGGGCGGAAATCAATCCAACCTGTACCTGTATCAAAAGTTTCTTGCTCTCACTGTTTCCGATGTTTCAGCGATTAGCAAGTATGACAGAATTTCCTTGGTTACGGTCCCGTCATCCGGCTATCTAGTTACGAATGACGATGGTGACAGCTACGGCTATCCGGTTGAAGACCTGCACGTTTACGATGTGAACACGACCCAGAACAAACTATTCGTTTCCCTGCCAGCATACAAAACCGTCGATCAATACAACACTCGGTTTTATCACTGGCCCCATAACGATGCTTGCGTTAAAATTACGGGAGGCGGCGAACTGACGCTTGATCCGGCCACTGGAAACCCTGAAAGTGACAGCCTGACCAATGCGCGCGAGTTTTTCTACATCCTCGGCCCGCGTTTCGATGTTGACGGCGATCTTCTTTCGACGCGCGATACGGATCGTGGCTTCGCGCATGTGCAGCGCACGGTCGGGTCAACGGTACGTGGCGTCAAAAGCAAGCGCACGCGCAACCAATCCACAGGCGCGTCAAGCGAACGCAAACTTTCGTACTTCATCGATGATTACGCGAATAAGCACCTTCTGATCGAAAACGTTGACCTTGAGGGGGGCCGCCACCTCGATACCGGGAACACTGAGAAGTCCACAAACCGATATAATTTTGGGCACGTCACAAAAACAAACCCGGTCACGTTCTATTACGATGCCTCATCTTCATCGATGTCGTCCGGAGATGAAATCTACGTTGATAGTGCTGGCGGCATGACAGAGATCAACAAGCGGTATTTCACGCTGGCAAACACTGCATCGCTTCTCTGTTCGATCACAACAATTTCAAATGCTGCACAGGCTGTCGTCACCTACACCGGAAGCGATAGCGCAATGGCGAACGACCGGAAGGTGTACATATACGGCGTTGTCGGGATGACCGAGGTGAACGGCAATTGGTACACGGTCAAGAACTGGAACTCTGGGGCCAAGACGTTTGACCTGTACGCGCTGGACGGGGTCACGCCGATCAACTCAAGCGGTTACGGTGTGTTTGTCGATAGCACAACCGACAAAATCACGTTCGGATATGCGGAACTCTCCGGTGTGAACGGAACGGGGTATGGCACATGGACGACCGGCGGGTGGGCCTTTGAAGTTTCCGACTGGAAGAACAACGGCATGTCATTCGCTCGGATCACGGGTGGGTCGCGCAGCCTTGTACCGCAGGGGAACCCGAATGACAGCCATACAGGACAGGCCGGGAACGTGGGGCACAATCTTTATTCCGCCGATAACGTTGAATATTACACTGGCCTGATTACACCCAAAGGGTCGAACATGCGCGGGAATGGTGACGCCATTTACAGCATGACGATGAAGAACGTTGTTCAGGCGATGACATTTGACGGGATGCAATCGGATCATGCCGGGTTCGATAAAAATCTTTATGTCGGCCACGAGATCAACATTGAAAACCCGATCTGGGAGGCCGATCAAGACTTGTTCGGTTTTGAGGGGAATTCTGCATCCACGACAGAACACAAAGCGATTATCGGCCCTGTTTATATCCGCAACGGTGCCGTTGGCAGGATTGCGAAACTTGAACCCTATTGCGGCGAAGCGGTGTTCGACAATTTGAACGTACTCGCCCATCTCGCCCGCGTGGCTTCTGGTACGTCGAGCCGTTATCTGTTCACGGTTAACGGCACAGGCGCGCGCCTTGTGTTGAGAAATACAACGCTTGATTTCAGGAACAGCAGCATTCTTGACAGCACGGGCGCAGTCAGCACGGCGGCCCTGAAACGTTTTGGCACGCTTGTCGCTAATGCCGAAGTCGTTCTGGACAATGTGCGGATCATGGGCACGTCGAAACTCGATCCGCGCTATGGCCTGTTCGGAACGGACGCCAGCGGCACGAAGACGATCAAGATGCGGAACGTGTATCTTGATGATCCTAACTTCCCGATTGCAGCGGTGGCGGCAGCCGCCAAGACAATCAGCAGCGGGACGAACGCGAACCCTATTGTGTTTACCACATCGACCTCGCACGGATACGGCTCTGGCGATTACATCTATCACGACAACCTTGTGCAGATGACAAGCCTGAACAGAACGGCGCACAAGATTACCGTTCTTTCGGCCACGACATACTCGATCAATGTTGACGGCACAGCCATGACGGCGGAGAGCGCGGGCACGGCGACATGCCAGAAGATCACGCAGCCGACAGACGTGACGATCACCACGATGAACGAAGACAAGCAAGGCGTGTTTGATTTCCGCGACCGCAACCTGACGGGCTACAGCAACACGAATTTGATTAAACGCCAAACGGCGGTCGCCACGACCGATGCCACGGCAACCACAATTATCAGCATTCCGGTCGCTGAAGGTGAGGCGATCATGGTCAAGGCATCCGTCTTGATGAACCGCAGCACGGCGGCAGAAGGGGCTTATTTCAACGTCGAGGCAGCTTTCAGACGTGCATCGGGTGGAAACGTCACGCAGATTTCGACGACTGGCGCGCTGGTATCGAAAGAAGACAGCTCCGGCTCGCCTTCCGTCGCTTTCAACGTAAACACGACCAGTCAGACGCTTGAACTGAAAGTGACGGGTGAAGCGGCCAAAACCTTCTACTGGCTGGCAAACTATGAATACTCGAAGCTGGTTACATCGTCTTAAGGAACACCCATTTTCTGTTCTTTCTCGCCTTCTACTTCTGCTGTATGTTTATGCGTACGGCAGAATTTTAAGGAGAGAAAAAGGAGCGACTGGCCTATGACAGAAATCATTCTTGACCGCAGCGGCATGATCGGCACAAAGATCGAAATTGTATCGCCGACAAAATTTAACGTTATGCGTTTTCAGGATGTAGAGCCGATCCTTGACGCGAACAAAAGAGACCAGAACGACCGCGATTTTCTGAATGGGTACACAGAGGGCCGCGATATGAAGCACGTTGCCCGCATCCCGATTGTCGTTCTTGAGTTGTGGGCCAAAGAAAACGGGATAAAGCGCAAGAACATCTTTGGTAAAGAAATGAGCGAGATCATCAGAAAGAAACTAAACGACCCCGAAAACCTTTTTTTACGTACTGGTATGGGGAGGGTTTAGAAAATGGCCATGCCCGTAAATAATCAAATTACCCCTCAAGAACTCGAACAAAAGCGTGCAAAAGTCATGTTTGCCGTTCCGTCTCGGGATGTTTGGAAGTCTGATTTTGGCATGTCTTTTGCGGCTATGGCAGCGGCAACCGTTAGCGAAATGCCAAATATCGATATTATCTTCAATAATGCCAAAGGATCGACACTTTCCATGAACCGGATAAAACTGTGCAAGAGGGCGATTGAAGCCGGGTGCGATTATATCTTGTTTCTTGATGATGATATGCGCATACCGATGCACACCTTCATGATGCTGTATATGCGCGGTAAGAACATTATCGGAGCAAACTGCGCCCGCCGCGAACTCCCACCTTGCCCGACCGCCAAAGGCTTCGACAATCTTATGGTCTATACCACGAAGGCATCGACGGGGATTGAAGAGGTTAAGAGTGTTGGCACTGGCGTAATGCTGATTAATACATCTGTTCTGAAAGAACTCCCGCAGCCGTGGTTCATGGAAGACCCGATGCAGGGGATCGGCGAGGATGTATATTTCTGCAATCTGGCCCGTAAGCACGGGTTTAGTATCTTTATCGACCACGATGTTTCTAAGGATGTCGTCCACATGGGAGAATTTGAATTTACGCATCAGATCATGGAACAATGGGACAATAACGAAGCCAGTAATCCATCCGATAAACATCATATTGAAAGGGTAAATTAAAATGGCCATTTCAACGTATGCAGAACTCCAAGATCAGATTTATAGATATTTGATCCGGGATACCAGCGACCTTGTGGTAACGCCAGCACAGGTTCAAAACTATATCGCTTTGGCAGAGGCTGAACTTTCTAGGCTTCTCAAGATAAGGCTTCTTCAGGAAACCGCAACGCTGACACTGGCTGCAAGCCAAAATTATGTGGCCCTTCCAACGGGGTTTAGAAGCGTTCTTGATTTGAATTTTGACGCGCGACCGACAGATATTTCGTATCTTCCGCCTAAAGAACTGCGCCGTAAATATGCCGCATATACAGGCCGACCATACGAATATTCAATTATTGGAAGCCGCATTTACTTTGGACCGACCCCGACAAGTGTTGAAACGCTCACTTTAGACTATTACAAGAAAATAACGGCTCTTTCCGATGCAGCAAACACAAACAATATATTGACTGAATACCCTGATGTGTATCTTTTCTCTGCATTAAAGGCCGCTTTCATCCAAATCGGAGATCAAGAAAAGCTGGAGAATGTAGCAGCGAACCTTGTCTCTATCCTGAAACAGATCAATGACGAGGATGTAGTTGGAAAGGTTCCAGTCGGATCGAGAATGGTGGCACGCAGAGGGGCGATTGGATAAATGACCGTTAGGATGACAGACCCGTTTCCTTTTGGAGAGTGGATGCCAGATCAAGGGGAATTTATGAACCCCGGCGCACTTGTGGCAACAAACTGCGTT